GTTTTGATGAAAATGCGTTACGTGCCAGTCACAATGTGTGTTGCTGGTGCGGTGGGCCTTAGCACGCCATGGAGGTATATCTTCTCGCTGTGCTTAAACCAATTTGGGCAACAGTATGATATTGATTCATCTGTTGTCCGTTCCCTATTTGCGGATGTTGCAGTCACTGAAATTAAACCAGTGACGAATCATCCGCATGGTGCTGCGGCTGCTGACCGCAGTATGGGATCGTACTTTATTGAAAAGTTCGCTAGAGAAATCGGAAGGAAGGTATGGTTTTATCAATGTAGCAAATCAGATCTGCGTAATGGTAGAATTGGTTCACGTGATTGGTATTGGGCTAAGGATGCTCAGGTTAAACCTGGTCTTTTTCAACCAGGTAAGACTGATATCCAAGCCATTGTTGATACTGACCAATATGTTGACATGCCTGGTTTCCTTGTGGAGAATTTCAGACCAACGTTATTGTACACTTTTCAACCGTCGCAGGTTGCTGCTGACCGAGGTGAATATAATTATACATTTAATTCATCTAATGAAGTTGTGTATAGAGTTGGGGGTGGAGCTGAATATAAACATCAAGTGTGGAATTATGACACAGATGTACTGGTGTTTAGTCGACTGTTTGCTGGAAAGAGCTGGTTTAAGTTGGCTAATTGGATACCGTTTGTGACTGTTGCTTATCAGGTGGATAAGAAACAAATGGATTCTGATCATCAGATAATTGCTCTAATACCAATTAAGCGTTGGTTCGGGCCATTTGCAATATTGGCTCGTTTACTGAAAGGTAACCCGCTGAGGAGGTTCCGGTTGGTCTATGGTGATTTCTTGCGCTTAACATCACAACGTGTGGATGGGTTGTACACATCCACTGGTAGAGTTGGAACTCTATTGTGTGGAGTGCTGAAATCAGTTGAAGACTCGGCACTAGCGAGCTTAGCGCGCTCAGTTAAGTCTGGGTTAACTATGATGCACGTTAAGAAATTGATGGATAATGATCATATAGGAGCTACTATAGTTTATGAATATCATGCTCAGAGATTGCCAGAGATGAGTGTGGTGTCTTATAGTGGAATACCTAGAGACCATGTTAGGTCTTATCAATTTAAACCAAAAGAGTACGATTCCGATGCCAAGCGATCGCTTGTTTCATTTATGTCTCCACTTGTAGATGGAGGATTTTGCCCTGCTTTGACTGTTGGCAATGCGAGACAGGCTATCGAAGGAAGAATTAATAGTGTCCGATCTTGCTCCACCCCTACTAAATTCATAGATAATTGTATCCAGGAATTTGTTGAGATGATGTACAAGTCTGTGGGTGTGTCGGAACATTCATTAATACCAGTTGAACCAGAGGAAGTATATGAGCGCCAATCTAAACCTTCGCAACGAAGAATTTTAGAGTTGGCTGAGTTCTGTGATGGTAAGAAAGAAGGTAAATCATTCTTGAAACGTGAAGCATATGGTAAAATTTCTGACCCGCGAATTATTACTACAATTAATGGAAACACCAAGTATCGGTATTCTCGATATGTATACTCGTTTTCTGATAGTGTGTTGAAGAATCAGAAATGGTATGCGTTTGGATTGGTGCCATTTGATATTGCAGTGAGAGTGGCTGAGATTTGTTCTAAAGCTTTACGAGTATCAAACACAGATTTCCATAGGTTTGATGGGACTATTAGTGAGGTCCCTCGTCGTTTAGAGAGGCGTATGATGATGTATGGGTTTGGAGTTGAGTATGCAAATGATTTGCTTGAATTGATGAGATCACAACAAGATATGAATTGTTATCTTGGTGTAGATGGTGATTCAGTTCCGTACAATTCCGGATTAGCTAGAGCCTCAGGTTCGCCTGAAACTTCAGCTTTTAATACAGTCGTTAATGCTTTTTGTGCTTATTTGGCTTGGAGAATGACGAGAGCAGATGGAGGATACGTGGATAAACTAACGGCTTTCTCAAACTTGGGTTTATATGGAGGTGATGATGGATTATCACCTGATTTAAATGTTCGAGTTTATGAGAAAGCTGCTCAGAAATTGGGATTGAACTTAGATATTGAACCGATAGAGAGAAATGATATTGGTGTTAAATTTTTGAATCGACATTATGGACCAATGGTCTGGTATGGCGATTTAAATTCTATGTGTGATATCCCACGAGCATTAAGTAAGTTCCATTTGACAGTCTCAATGCCATCTAATGTGTCTAATTGTGAGAAATTACGAGATAAGTCGTATGCCTATTACCTGTCAGATGAACATACACCGTATATTGGTATGTTTGTGACAGCGGTAGTTTCGAAGATTGCCGAAGGCTATGTGTTTCGTAACTTGTCACTAGTTTGGAATGCACAGTATGATATGAGTGTACAATACCCGAATTTTGATGTTGATAATTTGGGTAATGCATGCACTCCGGATTGGATGGTTGAATTAGCGGAAAAACAGTTACCTGATTTCCGCGTAGACTTGCTGAGAGAATGGATTAGTTTAGCCGATGGTATTAATTATTTCCTTTCACCGCCAAATAACCTAGTAGAACCAGTTGAACCGGTCGTTCAGGTAGAAGTGGTTGTTGACGATGATTTGGTAACTCCCCGTCCCCCCCCTATTATAATCCCAGCTGTTAAAGCTGATACCCCTAAACAATGCCGTAGGGGTAAGAAGAGGAGGACGCCTAGATTGAGAAGGAGGGAACAACGAAAAGGGGTAACAGCACCCAAGTGATGACTGAGTATTATAGTCGTCGCCGCATTTAAA